ACTACGGTCCTTTGTACAAAACTGATAACACTCCCTACCGAACTGAAAAAGGTGCGTTTCGTAATCATCCCTGTACCAAATGGGCAATGGATAGTATCCACAATGCCTATTGGTTAATTAAGTGGGGGATGAACTTGTGTGATGAGTATACGATGCGTTATGGTAAAGTACATTCGTGCTACAAGACTCTTGTAGATGCTTATTACATTTTTCCTAAGGGAAAGATAACCGAAGTTACACCATTCGCACGGGCAATGCCTGAAGAGTGGAAGTTTGATGATAGCATTGATACATTTACTGCTTATAAAATGTACATTGCTTCCAAACCTTGGGTTGCGAGTAACTATCTTCGTATGCCCGAACGTAAACCCGAATGGGTATGAAATACAATAAAGGCGACATTTTCCTTGACAAAGATACACATAAGTTGTATATTTTTGATGGAACTGAATGGTGGGAGATTGTTCCTACCTGTAAATTGAAAAAACCTGATTGGGTATAAATTATGAATAGTGACTTTATTTGGGTTGAGAAGTATCGCCCAAAAACAATTGAAGATTGTATCCTCCCCGAAAGCACCAAAAAAACGTTTCAGGACTTTCTAAATAAAGGTGAAATTCCAAATATGCTTCTTGCTGGTCCTCCTGGTATCGGCAAAACTACAGTCGCAAAAGCACTCTGTAATGAATTGGGGGTAGATGTTTATGTCATCAATGGATCCGACGAGGGTAGATTCCTCGATACTGTCAGAAACAATGCGAAAAACTTCGCTTCGACCGTTTCGCTTTCGTCAGATGCTAAACACAAAGTCGTCATCATTGATGAGGCAGATAACACAGGAAACGACGTACAACTCCTCCTACGGGCGTTTATTGAGGAGTTTGCTGGCAACTGCCGATTCATCTTCACCTGTAACTACAAAAACAAAATCATCGAACCCCTCCACTCCCGATGTGCCGTTATTGACTTCTCCATCAAAGGAAAAGAAAAAACCGCATTGGCAGGATCCTTCTTCAAGCGTTTACAAAACATCTTGGATGCGGAAGGCGTCGAATTCGATCAAAGAGTACTTGCGGAACTTATCAACAAACACTTCCCCGACTGGCGACGAGTCCTCAACGAGTGCCAACGGTATAGTGTGGGGGGCAAAATTGACTCAGGGATTCTTGCATCTTTCTCGGACATCGCTGTAAATGATCTCATTCAAAACCTTAAAGAAAAGAACTTCCCTGAAGTTCGGAAGTGGGTGGTGGCTAATATGGACAATGATACTACTGTATTGTTGCGCCGTATTTACGATGCTCTTTATAGCGCCCTTGAAAACAATAGTATTCCTGCTGCTGTGCTTGTGCTTGCTAAGTATCAGTATCAGAGTGCTTTCGTAGCAGACCAAGAAATAAATATGCTTGCCTGTTTGACTGAAGTAATGGTGGAGTGTGAGTTCAAATGATTAGGCATCAACTTAAGTCTCAGTGGTATTATATCTTCTGGGGTGCCTGTGCTGTTGCTGTTGTCTCTGGGCAACTTTATGTTGGGACTGGGTATCGTGAGATGGCAGAAGCAACCAAAAATGTTCAAATTTCTGTGAGGTGTATCAATGGGTCTGCTAAAAATTGATAAGGCATCTCTTTATGAGGTCCCTGTAAAGACAACTCCAGAAAATGTGAAGGAGGCAAATGAAGGTCTCTTTCGTGCTAAAATGACTGTTCCTGCTGCCGCAAAGCATTGTGGTATGACGCAGAAAGAAATGAAACTCACTTTTAGAGAGTATTTGAAGTATCATCCTAAAGATTATGAAGTCTCTGAAAACCCCGCTTAGATATCCTGGTGGTAAGTCCCGTGCTTGCGTTAAGATGGATCCTTACTTTCCAGACCTTCGCAATTATGATGAGTTCCGCGAACCATTTCTTGGTGGTGGAAGTGTTGCGATTTACATCACCAAGAAATATCCCAACCTAGATATTTGGGTGAATGATTTATATGAACCTCTTGTAAACTTCTGGCAGCAACTCCAGATGTTTGGATCTGACCTTAAAGATAAACTGGTAGAAACAAAGTTAAAAAATAATACTCCAGATGAGGCAAGAGTACTATTCTATCACTCAAAGGTTTTTCTCAATGAACCACTTCTGTCGAATCTTGATCGTGCTGTGGCTTTCTATGTTGTCAATAAGTGTAGTTTCAGCGGTCTCACAGAGAGTTCATCATTTTCACAACAAGCTTCCCAAAACAACTTCAGTCTGCGGGGGATTGAAAAACTGCCTGCGTATTCTAAACTGATTGAGAATTGGCGTATAACTAACTATTCCTATGATTATCTGATGGATGGAAACAAAGGTGCTTTTATGTATCTCGATCCTCCTTATGACATTAAGGATAATCTCTACGGGAATAAGGGATCAATGCACAAAAGATTTGATCACGATAAGTTTGCTGCTGATTGCGACGCTAACAATATGGATCAGTTAGTGAGTTATAACTCCGATCAACTTGTAAAGGATAGGTTTAAGAACTGGAACGCTGCTGAGTTTGATCTCACATACACAATGCGTTCTGTTGGTGAATATATGCGTGAGCAAAAACAACGTAAAGAACTCTTGCTTTTTAATTATGGAATTGAAGGACTGGTTAAACTCAATCAATCAAACGAAGCAACATCTGATTGACGAAGATCCATCGCTTGAAAAAGAATATGCTCCTTATATTATCAATCGTTGTTTATCAGGTCATATTGATTGCATTATGTTTGCGAATGAAATGAATCAATATCATTTTCTCCCAAAGAAGTTGCAGTATGACTTTTTTATAAATAGTCTGAGGAAAAAGAAGAGATTTTCTCCCTGGCTCCGACAAGATAAAATCAAAGATCTTGATTATGTTAAACGTTACTATGGTTATAGTAATGAGAAGGCAAAACAAGCTTTGAGGATTCTTACTAAAGAACAACTTAATTTTATAAAATCGAAATTTGAAACTGGAGGAACAAAATGAGTGTCGTTCAAGAACCTGAAGTGAAGTGGACGCCCGATCAAATGGTAGAAGTCATTCTGAATGAACCAGATGACTTTTTGAAAGTTCGTGAGACTTTGACCCGCATCGGAGTTGCTTCAAGAAAGGAAAAGAAAATCTATCAGTCTTGCCATATTCTACACAAGCAAGGTAGATATTATCTCGTTCACTTTAAGGAGTTGTTTGCTCTGGACGGCAAACACGCAAACCTGACCGTGAATGATGTTCAGCGCCGTAATCGTATCGCTCAACTTCTTGCTGATTGGGGACTGATTGAGATCGTGGATGTCAAAAAGATTCAAGATATTGCGCCCCTGAATCAAATTAAAGTTCTTGCTTATAAGGACAAAGGGGACTGGATTCTGGAGACCAAGTATAATATCGGTGCCAAAAAGAAAAAGGCAGAAGACGCCGAATAAAACAAAGGGGGGACAACACCCCCCTTTTTTATGCCTTGACAAAAATCTCAAATCTGTTTATAATAGTCAAAACAACTAAGAACATTTGAGGCATGACTTTTGACCATCTAAACCGACAATTTAATATTGAAACTATGAGACTTGAAGAACCTGATATCCCACCTCTTTTCTCTCGCGTTTCCAAGAAACAACGTCAATTTATCATCAAACAAGGTGGTAACCGTAGTGGACGAGGTTGTTCTTATCCTTGGAAAGATCCTGGTTATGAAGTCGGTGACAGTTTTTGGAAACCAGTTTCTCTAAAGGAATGGGATGAAGGTCTTGGTCGTCCCAATGTTCCAAATAGCAGTAAAGTTGGTGGACGTGTATGGAAGACTTCTAAGGCATATCGGGAAGACACCAAACAGTATGGTTATTTTGTTGAACGTATTCACTGAAAACCGAATAAAAAAATACGGGGTTCAACACCCCGTTTTTTTTATGAAAGTATTATAATTATATACGGATGCCGTAAGGGTCCACAAAACACAAACTCGCTTTTAAAGGAGCTACTATAATGACTAACCTCACAAGGTATACTGCTGCGGATCTTCCTGCTTTGATGGAACGAATCACGCGCAATAGTATTGGACTGGATGAATACTTTGATCGTATCTTCAGTCTTCACGAAACAACTTCAAATTATCCTCCATTCAATTTAGTTCAAGTCAGTAATGTGGAGTCAAGACTTGAACTTGCTCTTGCTGGATTTAAAAAGAAAGAAGTCTATGTCTACACTCAAGATGGCAAACTCTTTGTTGAAGGGCAAAAAGAGGATAAAGAAACTGATACCAGGTATGTCCATAAAGGTCTGGCTCAACGGTCATTTACACGTTCCTGGACACTCTCTGACGACACGGAAGTTAGATCAGTTGATTTTGAGGATGGGCTTTTGACAATTACTCTTGGTAGAATTGTTCCAGATCATCATAAGAGAAAAGATTATCTCTAAATAAAAATAAAAATGAAATCTTTTGGCGAATTCAAACAAATAGCATATAAAAACGCTGTTCCTCACACCGTTTATTCCCAAGGAAAATCAAAACAACTTCCAAAAGGAAAAGCAGTTCCAAAAAGATCTTCCTCTAGTGCTGGTGGTGGTAGTGATGGAAGTGGTGGAGATGGTGGCGATGGGGAATAAATAAAATTGAATATCGTCGGCGCTATGCCATAGAGGGGCAACTGGCAAAATCCAGTTGACGCCCCTCTTTTTTCTTGCTATAATGACTAGAGGAATGATCTAACCAATGTCAATCAAAGTAATTTTATTAAAGTCTGGAGAACAGATAATTACTGATGTGAAAGAAATCGTTGCCGAAGAAAAAACGGTAGCTTATCTTTTTAATCAACCTCAAAAGATTACGATCAACAAACCATTTTTGGTATCTGAAGAGGATACCGAAAGATCGTATGAGATTACTTTTTCTCAATGGATGCTGCTGTCGGCAGACAAAGACATCGCAGTTCCTACAAGTTACGTTGTAACATTAGTGGAACCATTGGATAGCGTTAAACAAATGTACTTGGAGAAAGTAAATGGACCAAATAATCAAGTGTCTTCTACTCAAGAATGATACTGTTTTAATTAGTGAAATTGTAGAAGTCGGGTCTGAACTTGGAGAACCAGATTGTAAACTTACGAATCCATTCAAGTTAGTGAATCAATCTGGTACTTATGTTATTGAACCCTGGATTGATTACACGAATCAAAATGAATTTATGATTCATTCTGATAGTATACTTACAATCGTAGATCCAACTGCAGATCTTCTTTCCAAATATTTTGAAATGATTGCCTGATGAGATTTTATACAAACGTCCAAATGGTCGGAGATCATTTTCTTGTTCGTGGTTATGAAAATGGAGAACATTTTATGATCCGAGAGAAATTTTCTCCGACTCTTTTTGTCCCTGCTAGAAAACAAACTAAATATCAAACCTTAAGTGGTGAATATGTTGAACCAATTGAACCAGGTTCTGTCCGTGAGTGTAGAGATTTTATTAAAAAATATGAGGGCGTAGAAGGATTTAAAATCTGTGGTAATACGGGATACATCTATCAGTACATTTCTGATAAGTATCCCGAAGAACAAATTATCTTTGATAGTGACAAAGTTAAATTAGCAACTCTTGATATTGAGGTTGCTTCTGAAAACGGATTCCCTGATGTAGAATCTGCTGCGGAGGAAGTTCTTCTGATTACCATTCAAGACTATTCAACCAAGCAAATTCATACTTGGGGTCTTGGTAAATTTCAGAACAATCAGGCAAATGTAAAGTATCGTGCTTTCTCAACGGAGTATGATCTTCTGAATGATTTTATTCATTGGTGGATGGATAATACTCCAGAAGTTATTACTGGATGGAATAGCAAGTTGTATGATATTCCATATATTGTTCGCCGCCTAGACCGTGTTTTAGGTGAAAAACTGATGAAGCGTATGTCACCTTGGGGTCTGGTGACTGAAGATGAAGTTTATATTTCGGGAAGAAAAAATATTTCTTATGATATTGGAGGTATCTCACAGTTAGACTATCTTGATCTTTATAAGAAATTTACTTATACCAATCAAGAATCTTATCGCTTGGATCACATTGCGAATGTGGAACTGGGTCAGAAAAAGTTGGATCACTCCGAATTTGATACCTTCAAAGATTTTTACACAAATGGTTGGCAGAAGTTTGTAGAATACAACATCAAGGACGTGGAACTTGTTGACCGTTTGGAAGACAAGATGAAACTGATTGAACTTGCTCTTACGATGGCATATGACGCCAAAGTAAACTATGAGGATGTATTCTCACAAGTTCGGATGTGGGACACAATTATCTACAACTATCTTAAGAAGAGAGATATTGTGATTCCTCCAAAAGAGCGGTCAGATAAAGATTCCAAGTATGCTGGTGCTTATGTTAAAGAACCTATTCCTGGAAAGTATGACTGGGTTGTGTCTTTTGACCTCAACTCGCTATACCCTCACCTCATTATGCAGTACAACATCTCGCCAGAAACTCTTCTGGAAGAGAGGCATCCAAATGTAACCGTTGACAAGATTCTCAATCAAGAAATTACGTTTGAGTTGTACAAGGATAAAGCAGTCTGTGCTAACGGGGCAATGTTCCGTAAAGATGTGCGTGGATTTCTTCCAGAACTGATGGAGAAGATCTATAAGGATCGCACCATCTACAAAAAGAAAATGCTTGCTGCCAAACAGGAATATGAAAAGAAAAAGACAAAAGACTTGGAAAAAGAGATTGCTCGGTGTAACAACATCCAAATGGCAAGGAAGATTCAACTTAACTCTGCTTATGGTGCTATCGGCAATCAGTATTTCCGCTATTATAAACTAGCAAATGCTGAGGCAATCACCTTGTCTGGTCAGGTATCCATCCGTTGGATTGAGAACAAGATGAATGCCTATCTCAATAAGATTCTAAAAACGGACGGTGAAGATTATGTTATTGCTTCAGATACTGACTCTATCTATCTCAATATGGGTCCTCTGGTTGAACGTGTATTCTCGGGAAGAGAGAAAACTACTCAAAGCGTTGTTTCGTTCCTTGATAAGGTCTGTCAGGTGGAATTTGAGAAGTATATTGAAAGTTGCTACCAAGAACTGGCGACCTATGTGAATGCTTATGACCAGAAGATGCAGATGAAGCGTGAAAACATTGCTGAGCGTGGAATCTGGACTGCTAAGAAGCGTTATATTCTCAATGTCTGGGACAGTGAAGGTGTTCGTTATGAAGAACCTAAACTGAAGATGATGGGCATTGAGGCAGTTAAGTCTTCTACTCCAGCACCTTGTCGCAAGATGATTAAAGATGGACTCAAACTGATGATGAGTGGCACCGAAGAAGATGTGATTGAGTTCATTGATAAGTGCCGTGAAGAATTTAAAAAGATGCCCCCAGAACAAGTTGCTTTTCCTAGAACTGCTTCTGATGTTCGTAAGTATTATTCTTCTTCCAACATCTATGCTCCAAAAACTCCAATTCACATTCGTGGAGCACTTCTTTTCAATCATTATATAAAGGAGAAAAAACTGACCAATAAGTATTCTCTGATCAATAATGGTGAGAAAGTTAAGTTTATTTTTCTTAAAAAACCAAACATCATTCAAGAGAATGTGATCTCTTTTATTCAAGACTTCCCTAAAGAACTCGGTCTTGACAAATACATTGACTATGAACTACAATTTG